CCAAGTTTTTGAAAACGTACAGTATTACCCCTGACACTTCCTACTGTTCGTACAGTATTTCTAAGTTTAGAACCCATACGTTGGTAAGCCAAGTGAACTTCGCTTTCAAACTGTTTGATGAAGGCTATATCTATGGTATTAGCCATATTACTTCTCCTTTAAACAATTAAAATTTAAGATACTTTCGTATCACCATATGATTATCTACTTCTTTTGTGTCAGCGAGGTTGCCTTTTTCAAGACCTCTACACTCTGAATTAGGTCACTTAATGTACTGTTGTCATACTTTTTTCTTTATTGCAACGAGAAAAGTATAACATTGGTATATTTTTTAAAGATATATATTCTTCGGCTACAGTAAATCCAAGCTTCTGAAGCCAACTTATTGTTTCTAAGTGGTCGTAAGGTACAATATTCCAGATAGTTTTATAGTCACCTTGAAGCATATGAACTACTTTAAGTGATGCTTTATAAAAACTTTTCTTATGTTTGTTTATTAAATCACTACCCAACGCCCAAACAATCGCATCATTGGTATCATCTATTCCAACTGTACCAAACATACATAAAGGTTTGCCATTAATTAAAGCTGTCATTGTCTTATGATTGTATTGTAATGGACAATGCAAAGCTTCACTTGGGTCTGCTTCGTGCAACCATATCTCACGCATATCTGTTTTTCTTAATCGAGTGTGTAAGTAGTCTGCGTGTTTAGTAATGCTTGGTACAATATCAATAGGACCAATACTACTTATTGCCATACAACTTTCCAAAACCTTCATTTACTTGTTGTATATAATTTTGGTCACGGTCTTTAGGATTCCAGTATCTTGGGTCTTTCATCATGTTATTGAGGTCAGCTTCACTAATAACTCCAGCTGGTTGAGCTTGTCCATTAACAGATGAACCTTTTAATTTATCCATTAGTATTTCTATAACCTCTATACCTTTAGCTGTAGAACCTAACATTCTTATTGCGTCCATATGTTCTTCAGCAAAGTTTGCATTAGACCAAAGCTCAACTGCATTAACTCTATCTTGTGCATTATCTCCCAACTCTTGAAACTCTGCTTCTATATCTGGTTGGTTTGCATTAATAGCATTAACATACATATTAATCCCAGTGTTAAACTCTTCTTGGCTGTATCCATTTTCCCAAGCTTCATTCGCCCACCATTGCAATAACTCATTATCATTTGCTAATTCTGGGTCAATAGCTTCTGGTAGTTCATACTCTCCAGCACTAGATGGTCTACTACTATTAAGTTCTTCTTCGTATTCTTGCCATATACTATCTTTAATTGATTCTTCTGATTGTCCTAATTTACTTTCTAAACTTGAATAAGCACTTGCTAAGTCTTCTGGTGTGTTAAACTTTTCAGCTAACCATTCTGGTCTTTCTTCTACTACTGGTTGTTCTACTTGTATTTCTTCTGCTACTTCATTCATTTGTTTTTAACTCCATGACTATGATTGATTCTTCTAACAATTAAACCAACTAAATATCTTTGACCTTCTAAATGTCTAAGTTCATTGTCGGATATGTTAGCTCCAGATACAGCATCTATAGTTATACTTCTAAGATATTGAATAACTTGTTGTCCACTTGGTGTACTAAAAACAGATGCTACTTCGTGAGAAATCTTAACATCATCTTCTTGTTTTCTTTGAAAACCATCTATTGCTGTATAATTTTTTGGTTGTGTCATTCTTGAACTTGCCCTTGTTGCATTTGTTGCATTGCCATCTGTTGTGCCATTTGCTGTATCATTTTTCTTTGCTCAGGTGTTCTAATTAAATTATCAGGAACACCAAACTTTCTTGCTAAATATAAAGATACTTCTTCAGAATCAATTAACATATTTAACATCTGTGGTCCAAATCTACCACCAACTAACTCTAAGAATCTATCAACAGATACAACATCTGCTTGTGCTTGTGCTTGTGCTAATGGAGATACAGACCTTATCTTAACTTCTCTGCCATTAATAGTTGGAACTTCAATACGACCTTGTTTTTTTAATACATGGACAACTCTTTGTAATACTGGCTGTACTAGCTCTGCTTGTAATCTACCAAAAGAACTTCCTATTCTTCTTGAAAGGTCTGCCATTCTTTCAGCAACTTCTGTAGCTGTAGCTGGTGTTCTATTAGGGTCACCTAACATATCGTTATATAAAGCTCTTTTAATATTGTTTCTCATATCACCAAGAACTAAATCAGCAACATCAAATCTACCAGCACTATTAATTGGCTGTAGTCCAGCACTTCCAGCAGACTTAGGAATGACAGTGCCGGGCAAAAGAGAAATAGAATCTGGGTTTATAATCCCATCATCTTCCATTTGATATATACCAGAGATTGCCATTTGTGCATTTTCTAATATCAACTCAACTGTGAGGTTAGTAGTTTTAATTGCAGAGAGGGCATTGATTAGAGGACCTCTCCCATATATTTCACCACTAGCTTTAGACCAGCGATAGGCTATAATAGGACACGAACCAATACCCTCATATCTTTCTTCTATAATCTTTTCTTTAGTTCTCATATCAATAACACAATACATATGTGCCATAACATTCATTTTAGAATAATCTCTATAAACTATTTCTAATACTTTTCTTTTGTCATCTGGATTTCTACTACTCTCTTCTGCAACTTTAGGTGGCACTTTTGCTCTTGGATAAGCAACAGATATTTCTGACCCACGCAGATGACGTTCTCTATAAATATGGTCAATGCTGTCATCAGGACCAACATCAAGTGTAACGTGTGGTAGTGGTATCGCAGAGAAACGAATTGGATTAATTGCGTCGCCTTCTTCACAAAGTAATACTCCTGTTCCTACAGCTAAGTCTAAAAAAGATTCGTGTACTTCTTGTGCAAAGTTTGATTGTTGCAATACTTCAAATACATATTCTGTAACTCCTTCTAATTCTGAATTAACTGAATCTCTTTCTTCTTCTGGAACTTCTGAACCAGCCATAAAGTCAGCCCACTTTGCAAAGTTTGGCACCATGCCAGACTGTAATCTTGATGCAAATTCTTGTACACCAACCACTGCTGTTTCATCAAATATTTTATCATCTCTTCGTTGACCAGCAGATTCTTGATAGAAACTTTCTCTTTGTGGTAAAGCGTACTCGTAACACTCTTCAAAAAGGTCTACCCAATTCTTTCTTACACTTTTTGCTCGTTCATATTTACCAAGAAGTTTTTTTACTGTATCGTCAGAAGCTTCACTTAAAGACTCTGTTGTGCTGTAAGTAATCATTTATAAAATCCAATCCCTCCAGATTCACCAGAGATTAATGAACGCCTTCCAACTTTGCCACCCTGTACTCTTTTTTGAAACTGCTCTTGCTTTAACTTTTCAGCTTCCGACCTAGCTTTAGTTTCTGCTTTCTGCTTTTCTATCTCTGGGTCTACTTCTGGCTTTGGCATTGGTACGTTTACTTTTCTAAAAAAACACATAGTCTTCTCCTACATTCTCGCCCACATACCTTGACGTCTAGGCTTTGGTCTACGTTTAAATACATCATACTCTACTTTAGCATTAAAAGCCTGTAAAGGTTTCTGGTTATTTATAAGCTTACGTCCTTCACCAGCACCTAACATTAGATATTGTAAAGCGTCATGTATATGTGAATACATATTTTTATCTGGTTTGTCACTATATCTTTCACCAGATACTTGTACTCTTCTATACTGATACCCACCTTCAAAGCCTTTAATAATAGTTCGACATCTATAATCAATTAACAATCCAGAGTTACCTTCTACCATTGTTGTTAAGGTTTTGTTGACTGCTTCCGTTCTGAGCGATACGTCGTTTGATGACGCTGGGAGTGCTTTGAGTCCACAACCTCTAAGGATTTGGAATGGCGTTGACTCGTCCGTCTGCGCCCTGAAGTCACCAGATGGGTCGCCATAGATAAGGGCATCTTGGGTAGCATACTTTGTTGCAAGCTCCTGTCTAATTAATTCAGCAAATCTTACAATCCCCATATCAAATGCAACTATCTCGGATTGTATTAACCATCTACCTCTAACCTTTTGACCAAAAACACAAGCTGGTGTCAAGCCAAAATCTAATCCTACATAAACTGGAATACCACTTGCTACATTTATTTCTTCTTTTGCAACGTGAACATCACTGGCAAACATAGGATAAACTGGTTTGCCATCTGCGATTGTACCAAGTTTGTTCATTACATATACATCTATCCAAGACTTTGTCTTACCTTTAATAGTATTTTCATAATAAGTCTTTAAAAGATTCTTTGTGTTTTCTGCTTTTGGATTATGTCTATAATCATCTACGCTTCCGTCTTCTAATTTCTTTTCAAGCATACCACTAGGCTGTGTCCAGAACTTCCAGTTGTCTGGCTTAACTAACATTCTTATTTCTTCTTTTGGTATATGGTCTGGTACTGGAACTTCACCTGACATTATTGACCACCAGTGGTCTTCTTCTGGTGCGTTGGTATCACATATAACCCCTGACCAACTTGGACCACCTTCACGCATTGAAGGGTATCGACCAACACGCATAGTACAAGCATCAATAATAGACTTGGGTAACTCACGAGCTTCATTAACCCATACTCCTGTAAGTTCGAGCGATAGTAATTTTTTAACGTCCTCTGGTCTATCAAGCGCGAGAAATATAACTTCAAGTTCAACTTCGCCTTTCTTAATGAAATGAGTATAAGGAACCTCCCAACGAAATCTACCCCAAGTGTTTTCTGGAAACCAATCTAACCACGTCTTAATCGTCGTTGTTCTGAGCTGAGGATTGGTATTTCTAATAATCGCCCACCTTGATTTACGAATACCCTTTTCGTTTTTTTTCTGTGCCAATGCTCGTCTGAAGACTTCGACACAACACGCCACCGACTTTCCACTTCCAACTGGACCACGTAATCCTCTGAAGAATGAGTCATCTTTCATAAACTCCTTTATTGTTACACCATCTGGTTTGTAATTAAAGGTTGGCAATATTGTTGTCCTTGCCTACCTTCAATAGCTTTTCAACTGTAACAGGACCAAGAACAGATATAAACTTATCAGCTTCCCTATCGGTAATAAATTCTTTTGGGTAGTGTTTAAAGTTAACTTTCTTTACAATCGTTCTAAGTATCTTTCTTTCATTAGGCTTTAAAATATGAAGGAAATCTCCACTCACATCACAGCTCCAACAGCTAGTCTAGTCAATAAACTTTTAGTCTTATTTTTATTACCTTGTCGTTTTCTAAACTCTGCTTTGATTGCTTTTTGTTCTGATTTACTGTAGGTGCTTAAAACATTTGGAACCATATATGCATTTAGTTCAGCAGTGTTTGATAATCTTAATTGTCTTATTAAACTTGCTGGAACTTTGTTTGCCTTAACATTAAATACTGGAACCTCTGGTCCTTCTTTAGCATATGTTGATGGATTCATTTTAGCATCTGACTTTGCAATGTTTTGTGAAAGTATATTTGTA